ATAAGACAGCCTTGTATAAAATTTATCACAGGAGATTAACATGACTGACCGTACAAAATTTGAAGCCATGCTTGAGGCATTGATCAACGAAGATCATGAAGCAGCAAAAGATATTTTTCACAACATCGTAGTAGGTAAATCACGCGAGATTTACGAAAGATTATTAGCAGAAGAATTTAAAGAAGAAGATGATGATGCCGAAGATGACGCATTTGGTGCTGATGATGATGAAGAAGGCGAAGACGATGACATGTTTGGTGCTGACGACGAAGAAGGCGAAGACGATGACATGTTTGGTGCTGACGACGAAGAAGGCGATGAATTTGGTGATGACGAATTTGGTGATGAAGAAGGCGACGAAGGTTTAGAAGATCGCGTTATGGATCTTGAAGATGCATTAGACGAATTAAAATCAGAATTTGAACAATTATTAGCTGGCGAAGAAGATGAACCAGAACATGATGACATGTTTGGTGCTGATGATGAATTAGGCGGCGATGAATTTGGCGGCGACATGATGGGCGGCGATGAATTTGGCGCTGGCGAAGAAGAAAATGAATTCCAAAGCATGTTTGAATATGTAAACAAAGTTGCATTACCTAAACATGGTAACAACGGTGATAACAACACAAGTTTGTTTAATAAACCTAAATACAATGACATGGGCGGCGTAGCTCCTAAATTTGGTGGCACAGCTTCAGGCGAAGGCACTAAAGGTGGATTATTAAAACCTACAACAACTAAAATGGACGGCGGAAACCAAAATGTACCTGGCAACGCAAAAGCTCCTAAGTTACAAAAAGTACCTGCAGGACACGGTAGTGAAAGAAAAGGCACTGGCGAAAAAGCAGCAAACACAAGAAGTTTGATACCAGGTAGAAAGTAATATATGTTACATCTCCGAGAAAACCTTAGCTTCAACGAAGCACAAATGATCGTTGAATCCGACGACAAGGAAGGAAAAAGTTTGTATATGAGCGGTATTTGTATACAAGGCGGTATCCGTAACGCAAATCAACGTGTGTATCCTGTGAGCGAGATTAGCAAGGCTGTTAAAACCCTCAACGATCAAATTCAAAACGGTTATTCTGTGCTCGGAGAAGTAGATCATCCAGATGATCTAAAAATAAACTTAGACCGAGTTTCACATATGATAACTAACATGTGGATGGAAGGTCCAAATGGTTACGGTAAACTTAAAATTTTACCAACACCAATGGGACAATTAATCAAAACAATGTTAGAAAGCGGAGTGAAACTTGGCGTCAGTTCACGCGGATCTGGTAACGTTAGTGATAGCGGATCCGGTGAAGTTTCAGATTTTGAGATTATCACAGTTGATATGGTAGCTCAACCTAGCGCACCAGGAGCTTACCCTACGCCAATTTATGAACACCTAATGAATACAAAAGGTGGACTTAAATCTTTTCGCATAGCGGAAGAAGTTAGAGGAGATCCTCAAGCGCAAAAATACCTCAAAGAGAGCTTATTGAATATAATAAGCAAACTCCAATAGTACAGGAGAATCACATATGTTGGATGCACTAAAAACTTTATTTGAAAACAATGTGGTTTCGGCAGAGATCAAAGAGTCTATTGAGCAAGCATGGGAATCACGCATTGTAGAAAACCGTAATCAGGTTGCTCAACAACTACGCGAAGAATTTGCTCAAAAATATGAGCATGATAAAAACACTATGGTTGAAGCAGTAGATCGTATGATCTCTGAACAACTATCAAGTGAACTTAGCGAATTTGTAGATGATCGTAAACAACTAGCAGAAATGAAAGTTAAATTTGCTAGAAAAATGACCGAAAGCGCAAAGACTGTTAACACATTTGTTACCCGTCAACTAGCACAAGAAGTTAAAGAATTACACGAAGATCAAATGTCAATGGCAAATAAATTTGGCACATTAGAACACTTCGTAGTAGAAGCTCTTGCACAAGAAATTGCAGAGTTCTATAAAGATAAAAAAGACGTAGCCGAATCAAAAGTTCGTCTGATTCGTGAAGGTCGTCAAGAAATCAAACGAGTAAAACAAGAATTTGTAAAACGCGCAGCAGTAATGGTTGAAAGTGTTGTAGGTCAAACCTTAAACGCTGAAATTACTTCATTAAAAGAAGATATTGAATCAGCTCGTCGTACAGATTTTGGTCGTAAATTATTCGAAGCGTTTGCTGCTGAATATCAATCGAGCTACTTGAATGAAAAATCCGAAACTGCAAAATTGCTCAAAGTCATAGACATGAAAAATTTAGCCATCAATGAAGCTGCACATGCAGTTGTCAAAGCTGACCAAATATTAGAAAGCAAACAAGCAGAAATCGTTGCGTTGAAAGAGTCGCAAGAAAGAAAAGCAGTTATGAGCGAATTGTTGGCTCCTCTAAACGCTGAACAACGCTCTATTATGGGCGAATTGATGACGAGTGTAAAAACTTCAAAACTTAACGAAAGTTTTGAAAAATATTTACCAGCAGTAATTTCTGGTAAACAAGCACCACAAAAAAGACAAGCTCTTGTAGAAGCTAAAGAAATAACCGGAAACAAGATTGTTTCCACAACCACCCGTAGCAGCGAAGATGAATCAAACATTATTGATATCCGCCGCCTCGCTGGTCTATAAAAATTTAGGAGAATTTAAATGTCAGAACTACTTAATGGCCGTTGGGCAGAAACAAAACAAGCACTTTTAGAAGGCTTGTCAGGTACAAAAAAATCAGTAATGGGCGTAACACTTGAAAATACACGTAAGTATTTGATAGAATCTCCTACTGCTGGTGCTACTTCTGCTGGAAACGTTGCAACTTTAAACCGTGTAATTTTACCAGTAATTAGACGTGTAATGCCAACCGTTATTGCTAACGAATTGGTAGGTGTACAACCAATGACTGGCCCAGTTGGCCAAATCCACACATTGCGTGTTCGTTATGCAGACAGTTCAAATAGTACTGTAGCAGGCGAAGAAGCATTGAGTCCATTCAAAATTGCAGAAGCTTATTCAGGTAATGATTCAACTTCTAATGCTAAAGCAGCTTCAACTGCAACTTTAGAAGGACAACCAGGCAAAAAAATGAGTATTCAAATCTTGAAACAAACAGTTGAAGCTAAAACACGTAAGTTGTCAGCTCGCTGGACATTTGAATCTGCTCAAGATGCTCAATCACAACAAGGTATTGATGTAGAAGCAGAAATTATGGCTGCGTTGGCTCAAGAAATTACTGCTGAGATTGATCAAGAAATTATCACTTCATTATTAACTTTAGCTGGTTCAGACGTTGAAACTTATAACCAAGCTGCAGTTTCTGGTACAGCAACTTTTGTTGGTGACGAACACGCTGCATTAGCTGTTCAAATCAACCGTGTAAGCAACTTGATTGCACAACGTACACGTCGTGGTGCTGGTAACTATGCTGTTGTATCACCATTTGCATTAACAATTTTACAATCAGCTACTACTTCAGCTTTTGCTCGTACAACTGAAGGTACTTTTGAAGCTCCAACTAACACAAAATTTGTTGGTACATTAAACAACTCATTGAAAGTGTATGTAAACAGCTATGCACAAGACAGCACTTCAATCTTAATTGGTTACAAAGGTGGTTCAGAATCAGACGCTCCTGCGTTTTATTGCCCTTACATTCCTTTGATGTCATCAGGTGTTGTTTTAGATCCATCAACATTTGAACCAGTTGTATCGTTCATGACACGTTATGGTTATGTTGAATTGTCTAACACTGCATCATCTTTAGGTAACGCTGCTGACTATTTAGGTCGTGTTGGTATTACTAACGGTAACGTTAAATTTAGCTAAGGTTTACTTAACTTTATTTTACACAAAAGGGCTCTTAGGAGCCCTTTTTTTATGGTAAATACATTATGACTACACAATATTATCATCCTAAAATAACTATCGAATATAGTGAACACACTGATTTAATTCAACCTTTAGTTGAGTGGAATATCAACGGCACATTAACACCAGACAATCCTATTACTAGTAGACAACCACTTCATACAGTTAGTGGACTATGGATGGAAAAATTCCTTAGTCATACTACTGAATTATGGTTTTCTAAATTTGATATTCCTGATGCAGGATTGAATGTAATTGGTATAGAATTGTATTTAGATGTACATCGACTTTCAAGAATTGAAGATTTACGCATACAACTTAGACTCAACGGTGAATATATTGGTGATAATATGGCTAGTCCTGTTGATCCAGTACAGAGTAATATGTATACAGGTGAAAACAGCCCATTAATTCCTATCATTGGCAATACAAATGTATACGGAAGTGCTGATAACCAATGGGGAACTACCTTAACAAGTGCAGATGTTGCTAATGAGTCATTTGGTGTTGCAATTAGTTTTAGAAGCAATCAAGTTTATCCGCATCGTGATTTAGTTATTGTAAATCAGATAGGCGTAGGTATCACCTACGGATAAATACTTTGTCAAATAAGTGCCGTAATTGCGGACTTATGCAGTGACCCACTGCGTATTT